TAGACCCTAATTCAGCAAACTTTATCAGTAGAGTAATTGGTGATAGAAAATTATCAATTGACGCATTTGGTAAAATAACTGAAATAGGTGGTGATTGGGTAAATAATTCAAAATATATTAGAATTTCAAATTTAAATCAAAACGCACCAGTACAATCAGTACCATTTGGTCACTCAGCCTATTCATTACCAGTTTCTGCATCTGCAGCAATTGGAGCATTGATTCCAAAAGTAACATTTTCAACTGGTTCGGTTGACCAATCTGGAAGTATAGGATATTGTGGTATTGATTTAGATAACAACACAGATAACACAATCTATTTAAAACCAATTCCAAACGGAGCGGGTATAGGTTCTAATTCTGTATTTGGATTGGATTCACTTAGTTCATTAACTAATACAACTACAAATTTAGTAGTAGGTGATAGTAGAGCACAATTCGTTGTAGCATTCCAAAGTGGTTTTAATGGTATGAATCCAGCAACTCCAATTTACAAAGGAAAAGACATCGTATCAGGCAATACACAAGGATTTGATTTAACAACAGCACAATCATCTGGTTCAGTTGCATACTCAAAACATATTGCAGCTTTATCAAACGCTGACGAATGGGATATCAATATGATTGTAACTCCAGGTGTTGTACAAAGAGTACACTCATCAGTAGTAAACAAAATTGTTGATTTATGTGAAGAAAGAAGTGATTGTTTCTATATTATGGATGGTACAACTGCAGGTGATTCTATCACTCAAGCAACTGATAACGCATCATTGTTAGATACAAACTACGCAGCATCTTACTACCCATGGGTTAAGACAATTGATGTTAATACCAACAAATTAATTACAGTTCCACCATCAGTATTATTACCAGGTGTATTCGCAGCAAACGATAGAGTAGCAGCTGAATGGTTCGCACCAGCAGGTTTGAATAGAGGTGGATTAGTAGGAGCAGTAAGTGTATTGAATAGATTAACTCAATCTGAAAAAGATTCTTTATACGAAGGAAAAGTTAACCCAATCGTTCAATTCCCAGGACAAGGTATCGTAGTGTTTGGTCAAAAGACTTTACAAGATAAACCATCTGCATTGGATAGAATTAATGTAAGAAGATTGTTATTAACAGTTAGAAAATACATAGCATCTACGTCAAGATACTTAGTATTTGAACAAAACACTTCTGAAACAAGAAATAGATTTTTAAACATCGTTAATCCTTATTTAGAGGGAATCCAACAAAGACAAGGTTTGTACGCATTCCGTGTTGTAATGGATGAAACTAATAACACTCCGGATGTAATTGATAGAAACATTATGAAAGGTGCTATCTACTTACAACCAACTAAGACCGCTGAATTTATTCAAATTGATTTCAACATCTTACCAACTGGAGCAGCTTTTAACGGATAATTTAAAAAATAGATATTTATAATAGAACAACATAAAAATAAAAAGAAATGCCAGAAATATTAGGATTTGACAAAATGTTTTATACCAATTTTGAACCTAAATTACAAAATAGGTTTATTATGCAAATTGATGGTATAGAAGCTTATATGATTAAAACAGCAAGTAGACCAACTTTCACATCAGAAGTAGTTGAATTAGACCACATCAACGTGAAGAGAAAAATCAAAGGTAAGTCAACTTGGGATGATATCAACATTACTCTTTATGACCCAATTGTACCATCAGGTGCACAAATGGTAATGGAGTGGGTTAGACAATCACATGAGTCATTAACAGGTAGAGACGGATATTCAAATTTCTATAAGAAAGATGTTCAGTTCTATCTATTAGGCCCAGTAGGTGACAAAATCGAACAATGGACTTTGAAAGGAGCATTCATTTCTTCGGCAAACTTTGGTGATGTGGATTGGAGTTCAAATGACCCAGTATCAATTGAATTGACATTGGCATATGATTACGCAATCTTAGAATACTAATCGTAATAAAAATAATAAAAGAAAGGGGATGCAGAAATGTTATCCCCTTTTTATTTTTTTGAAAAGTGTATATATATAATTAAACACAAAGTTATTTTATTATGGAACAAAACATTGAACAAGGAGTTACAAGAGGATTGGCAAGTACACAACAATCTCAACAAATTAAAAGAGATTACCCATTTCCTACGGAAGTAATTAGTTTACCAACAAAGGGATTGGTATATCCCGAATCATCACCATTATCAAGCGGTGAAATTACAATTAAATTATTAACTGCAAAAGAAGAAGATATTTTAACTTCTACTAATTTAATTCGTAAAGGTATTGTATTGGATAAACTATTGGAATCAATCATAGTTGAACCGGGAGTAAAAATAGATGATTTGTATGTTGGTGATAAAAATGCAATATTAATTGCATCAAGAATATTAGCATATGGTTCTGATTATAGTATTACTGTTACTGACCCAAAAGAAAATGAACCAGTAGATGTTAAAGTTGACATGAGTAAATTAAATACAAAAGAAGTTGATGAATCTATTTTTAATAGAATCAATGAATATCAATTTACTTTACCAAAAGCAAATGTAGTTATTAAATTTAAATTATTGACACATGCTGATGAAATTGCAATTAATAAAGATATTGAAGCAAGTGAAAAGAATTTAAAACAACCAAACGAAGTAACTGCAAGATTTAGAAGAATCATTTTAGAAGTAGACGGAAATAGAGATACAGGATATATAACTAATTTTGTAATGAATAGATTTGAATCAAAAGATGCAAGAGCATTGAGAAACTATATAAATCAAATTAGTCCAGATGTAGATTTTACATTTGAATATACATCACCTTTTACCGGCGAAAAGGAGGCGCTTAAGGTGCCTGTTGGGGTAGACTTTTTTTACCCTGCCGACTAATTACGGACAAATCTTACACAAAAAAATATTTAGTTTAATTTATAATTCAAATGGTGGTTTTAATTGGCATGATGTTTATTTTATGCCAGTTAAACTACGAGAATTTTATTTAAATGAATTAATTTCTGCAAAAGACGCCGAAAGAGAATCGTTTGAGAATGCGTCTAAGAAAAAACCAACGCCAACTGGTAAAACCATTAGACGATAAAATGGTTATATCTATATTTATTAATACAATCATATAATAAATAATTAATGGCCGATAATCATCATAATTATAGAAGAACTACCAATCAAGAACAATTTGAAAGAAGTATTGGTACATTTAATTCTAAAGTTGACAAACTTAATCAAACTGTTTCATCATTAACAACTGTTTTAGATAATTTTTCTCAAACGGTTGGTAATATGAACCAATCAAGTCAACAATCACAGGCATTAAATAATTTAAATGGTGGTGCAACAACTCCAACTGCTCCATTAACTCCAGAAGAAAGACAACAAAAAGCACAAAAAAGATTAAATACAAAAGGTGTAGCTAGATTGGATAGTGCAATGAAACAATTTGGTGCAGATAAAATATCAGATTGGGGAGAACAAATATTTGGAAAAAAATCTATTGCAGGTTTAAAACAAAAAATGGCAACTGGTTTTGGTCTTATTCCACAAGTTGGTAAAGGTGGTGGTTCGGCCATGGTTGCAAAAGCAGCAAGTGGTATTGGAACAATGGTGGGAAGTATTGTTAGATTTGCCGGCCCAATAGCAGCAACTTTTAAAATTGCAAAAAAGGTATTTGATTTTTGGGATAGTGGTGGTTTTGCAAAGATAGGTATACAAAAAGATATGTTATTTGGTGGAGGTAGAGCTGGAGTAAAAGGAGCAGAAAAAACAGCAGCTAGTTTAAAAGGTACAAAAGCATTTAGAGAAATTGAAGCAGAATACAAATATGTAAAACCGGTAGAATTGGCAAATCAGATTGAAAGAGACATGTTTGAATTAAAAAAAGAATATGCAACCAAAGGTTTAGAATACGACCAATCAATTGTTAAAGACGAATTAAATTATAAACAATCCGTTGAAAAAGCTTGGTTACAATACCAATTTAGTCAAGAGTCACAAAATTTAGAAGCAGAATATAGTAGAAGAAAAGATTTAGCAGTAGCAGGAATGGCGTATGCAAAAGGTATGCTTTCTATATCAGAAAGAGCTCTTAAATCCGTTGGTTCATCTACTAAAGAAATATTAAATGCGGTAGGTAAATTTTCAACTATATTAAATACTGCATTGGAAGATTCGGTTAAAATTGCAGAACAAGCCGGAGGGATGGCACAACATTTTGGTTCATCTACTGAAAATGTTCTTCAAATGACAAATTTATTCCGTTTAATGGGTAAAACAAGTGCAAAAGCTGGATTGGGATTTACAATGGGATTGGATAAATTTGCAAAAGAAAACGGAATGACTCCGGAAACTTTATTCAAACAAATAGTAGATAGTCAAGAAGAAATATACAAGTATTATAATTTACAAGGTGATGCATTAGCAAGACAGGCAGTATTATTACATAATATGGGTGTTTCAATGACAGGTATTATGAAAGGTTCCGAAACGATGGTATTAAATTATAAAGATAGTATCAAATCGGAAATGCAATTATCAGCAATGTTGGGTAGAAATGTAAATTTATCAGGTGTTAGAGCACAAATGATGATGAACAACCCAGCAGCCGCAATGGCGGAATTAAAAAAGCAATTGTCTGGACTTGATATAAATCAAATGAATCCATTTGCAAAACAACAATTATCTCAAACCACAGGTATGAGTATTGACCAGTTAATGCAATTACAACAAGGTGGTGGTGCAGGTGTTAAAGGACAATTAACTCAGGCTCAAGAAATGGGTAAACAATTTGCAGAAACCGCTTTGGAATATGACAAATCACAAGAAGGAGCAAGAACCGAACTTCAATTGAAACAACAAAAGACAATGTTGGAGATGGAACAAAGGCAAAGATTATCATCATTGCAATTAGAACTTGCTCAAAGAATTGATAATATTCAATTGGAAGAAAAATATAGAGCATATTGGACTTTGTATTATCAAAAACACCAAGATGAATTGATGACAGCTGCGCAAATGAATAAAGAAATGGGTTCAAAACTTGTAAATTCTTTTATGGCAAGTACATCCAATTATTTGCAAGGTACAGGTATTGACATGGCTAGCAATGTATCAAAGGGTGTTATGGAAGGATTGTCAAATAAAACTGGATATATACAAAATTCTGGAATTAAAAGTACGGATATAAGAATGGCAGCTTGGGCAGACCAATCCGTTCAAAAAACTGCAGAGTTAATAAAAAGTGGAGCATCTCAAACACAAGCAACAGAAGCACTTAATGCTACAATGTTAAAAATATTTCCAGAATTAAAAGGAGCATTAGAACAAACACAGATTAGTAATAAGGAAGAATATAAAAAAATGACATTACAATCTATTCTAAATCATAGAATAGTTGGACAAGATACCGCAATGCAAGTTGGTTCTGCATCTAAAATGTACGAAGCTCAAAACTATTTATCCACACATGATGAAAAGGGTAATATAATAGATAATAGTGGTACTACTCCAATGGATTTTAAAAAAATAGAAGAACAACTTAAAAAAAGTGCTAATGGTAAAGGATATAATGGTTTACCATCATTACAACAAATGTTGGATAATAGTAAAAATTGGAACGCACCTGTTGACAGTGCTGATTTTTTAAAAACATCAATACCTGGTGGCCAATTGGAAAAAATTTTTGATAAAAAAGGAGTTAGCCAAAATGATGCTAAAACAATATTAGGCCCAAAATTAGATAGTCAAGTTGCAGCTGTAAATACTTCAAATACATTAATGGATATGACTCATAAAAACAATTTTACAAAATTGAATGACGTAACCGCAGCTACTCAAACTTTACATTCTCAAGGATATAATGCATTGGTAGAACAACAACAAACAACAAATGGTTTATTAGAATTATTAATATCAACAACCGAAAAAGGAAAAGATATAAACATAGATGGTAAAACGGTAATAGCAGTTACGGATAGATTAAGAACTAAGAATTATGGATTAAATTCAAAATCAAATAACAAAGGATTTAGTCCAACATATTTATCACTAGGATAATAAATACATACAATGCCAACAATAGCAGAATTATTTAAAAGTAAATCGAAAGAAATATACAACTCAGCAGGTAAAGGTGGTAACATTTACATAGAGAGTAAAGGATTTATAAATGTACATAGAGGTGCTGCTTTATTAGCATCATCACCATCTGCAATAGGAGATTTAATTGGTGGTGCAGCAGTGGCAGCAACCATAGGTGGTACCGCAGATAGACCATCGGATACTATATTTAGAGGTAATGCATTTTTTAATAAACCAGTAACACTACCCGCAGTTACTCAAGCATTGTATAGAGATATTGTTAGAGATAAAAGACCATATTTTATTAAAGAACATCCATCACCAGCAGGAGTAATAAAAGGATTTATGAGTGTTGGGTCTTCACAAGCTATTGCAACAAATGTAGCACAAAAAGCACTTAATACATTTGGTTCACCAAAGGCAATAAAAAATTTAGTAAAATCATTAAAAAAACCACAATCAGATGGCAGGTATGGTACTAAATTTTCAAGAACATTACCTGGAGCTAAAGTAAAAACAAAAACGGAAAAATTTTCTGATTTTGAAGAAATTATATATACTGATTATAAAGATAAAAAAACAAATAAACCATTATATAGTCAATTTAATCCAGCAAATGCTCCATTTAAATCATTAAGAGAAAGAGGTGGGATTAATAAAGCCGGATATCAAGGAGGTTTGGATAAAATACAATCTACCGAATCATTTAAAGATAATACCGAATTACAAACAGCAATTAAAACTTATAAAGATGTAAATCAGGTATGGGTAACATTTCAAAAATATGGAAATAAAACTATTGTACCATTTGTAAGTGCAATAACAGGAATTAGTGAAGATATAACACCTGAATGGCAAGGATTTAGATATGTTGGTTCACCATTTAAAGTTTATAGATATTCGGGAGTAGAAAGAAGTTTAAAATTTGAAATGAAATTATATTATCTTACTATTGCAGATAAAGGTGTAATGATTAAAAAATTAAATTATTTAAAATCATTAGCATTTCCAGATGATACAATTTCACAAATTGATTATAAAACTACGGATAATGTAACATATAGTAGTCAATATGCATTTTCACCAAATTTAGTTAAAGTTAGTATCGGTGATTTGTATAAAAATATATTAGGATATGTTGATAATTTGAGTTTTATAATAGATGAAAATACTTCATGGCCATCTACAAATGGAAGTGAATATCCACTAGCTCAACTTTTTGGTAAAGAATTTGATAAAACATTATATCCATCGGTTATAAATGTTTCAATTGGTATGAAAATAATTGAAAATCATAAAACCGAAACTAAAGATGGAATTACTAAATTTAAATATGATTTTGATGGCATTACAAATCCAGATTTTAATGAATCTAAAAATTTATTTTCAACAAAACCACCATATACAATAACAGAAGAAAAAGAATAACTGGCTAAAAATAAATAATAAATTATGTCAAATAGATACGATTCATCTTTACAATTAAAAACTAAAAATACAAATAGATTATATCTTAGTAGTACAATTTATCCAAAAATTGAACCAAATGATAATGATTTATATGTAATATCGGAATCTAGTGATAGATTGGATATATTGGCAAATAAATATTATAATGATAAAGGATTATGGTGGATTATAGCAGTTGCAAATAATTTAAATGATGCATCGTTTTCAATTGAACCAGGCCTTCAATTAAGAATACCAACGAATATTGGTAAAATTTTAAATGATTTGGACAAAGTTAATATATAAAATATGCAGTTTCCATTTATAGAACCATTTAAACCATGGGTAAAAGAAAAATTAGAACAAAGAGAATCTAATATTGAAACCACTTCCTTCATAACACCATTTATAATGTTGACTTCATTTTCTGTTGTTGCAAAATTAAATGGAAAAGATGTAGAACCGAGTTTTAATGATATTACATCATCGGCAGGCCCTGCAACCGTTAAATACAATGGTTGTAGAGTTTCAAATTCAACCGATATAACAAAAATGTATCAAACAGGAACAACAATTGTTGGATATGATTTGGACAATAAAGAAATTGTAGTTGAAAATGAAAAAAATAGAAAAGTATCATTACCAATTATACAAAAAATGGACATAGATACCGACAATGGTAATAATACATTAAAAACTGCTAAATTAGAAATTAAAGTTTTTACATTAAAACAATTGGAAATGTTTGAATTGTTTTTTTTAAGACCTGGAACAAATGTATTATTGGAATATGGTAATAATGTAGATTTAATAAAAACAAAACATGGAATAAACGGATTAAATACATCTATTCAAAAAAATTTATTTTACAACCAATATAACAATTATTCCAAAGCTGCAGAACAATTTGCAGATTTTTATAATACAGAAGATAATAAATTTTTAGATTATAGAACCAAATATTTAAATATTTTAAAAGATACAAAAGGTAATTATGATTATTGGACTGCAAAAGTAACGGGTTTTACATATTCAATTGACACCGATGGTTCATATAATGTTTCATTAGATATTTCAGCTGGAAACGAATTACAATTGTGGATGCCAATAAAACAATCAGAAAAAAAAGGAAATGCCAAATCAGGCCCTTCCACACCTGGAGTACCACCAATTGTTACTTGGCTTTATAAAATAGCCGCAGATTTAAATTTAGATAATATAAATGACAAATATTCTAAAGATGCAAAAGAATTAGAACCTCATTTTTTTAATTGGGAATTTATAAATAAAAAACAATCTGATACAAAATATTCAAATAAAGCATATATTTCATTTGAATTTATTTTAATGTTATTAAATGATATGCAAATATATAAATCATCATCAGAAAAAATACGAGCAATTTATTCATTAGATGTGAGTGGTAAAATTAAAGTAATTCCTATAAATTCAAATGAATGTATAATGTCTACAACATCTGAAATGATTTTACCTGGAACAATACCAAATATAAAAGTTGTACCGGATGCAAATGGTTCAAGTATTGTTATAGATACTAAAGAAGAAAAGAAAGGTAGTGAAACAATAAAAAATATAGTCTATCACACTTACAAAATAAATGGTAAATCGTTTAATTTAAGTGATAGTGATAAAAATGCTTTAATAAATAATCAATTAGAAACTTTTCCTGGACTTATGAATGGAAAAATTGGTAATTTATTAAATATATTTATAGCATATGATTCCGTAGTAGGTGCATACCAAACATCATCCACACAAACCGATTTTATAAATTCAATTTTAAATATTATAAATAGTAATATGTTTGGTTTGTGTAATTTACAAGTAGCAAAAGATTCAGATACGGCACATTCTACATTAACTATAATTGATTACAAATTAAGAACTGATAAAGAACCTAGTGACCCACCATCATATAAATTTAAATTATCACCACCAATAATGTGGCAAGATAAAGATAATGACAAATACACTAAAAAATCATCTATAATAAAAGCTTTTGAATTTAATTATGAAATGGGTGTATTGATGCAGGCACAGGCAATGTATCAAACACAATTAAGTTTAAATGCTGCAAAAAAGAGTACAAAACAAACAAATAATCCAACAAAAGCAATTGTAGCTAGAGAAAATTTTGATTATGTTTATTCCGTAAATGCGGATGGTTACTATGCCATAAATCAAATTGAATTTTTAATTAATAAAAAAGCAGAACCATTTAATAACGAAAAAGAAGAAAAAGGATTAACAAAAGTAAAATCAAAATCGGAAGCGGACAAAGAAATAAAAAATCAAAATGATGTATTAAAAGATAGGTCTATAAAATTTAAATGGAACGATTCTGATAAAAAAAATACAACAAATGAAGTTACATTAATATATTTAGATTCAGCATTGATACAAGATAAAATTAATGTTGCACCACCCAATACAACATCATTAACATTTTTAGAAATAAAAATAACAATAGATGGTATAGCTGGATTACATTGTGGTCAATATTTTCAAATAGATGGTGTTCCTGAAATATATAATAAAAATGGTTTTTTTCAAATAACAAATATAAAACATAGTATTGATAGTGATAATGGTTGGATAACAACAATTGAAGCAGGTCTTAGAATTAAAAATAAATAAAATGTACGCCGATTTAAAAAATATAAGTCAATTTTATTCTTTACATATTCCACAAACATATGTACCAACTCCTGATTCAGATGATTATTTAAATGGATTTATAACAAGATATTTTGTACAAAAATCAAATGATAAAAGTGGATTTGTATTTGAAGTGGAAATAGATATTTTTAGTAATTTAATAAAAAATCCATATTGGGCAACTACTACAATGCGTTGGAGAATATCTGGCCCGTTGGATGCAGTATATGATGATTCTGGAAAAATATATGATATAGGAGTTAAAGCATCAAATAAAGCATCTATTTTACTTGCATCCGAAACTATAAAAAATGTTGGATTATACCTTCCAAACATTTTACAATTTTATAAATAAGTTGACAACAATCATAAAAAAATTTGGTAATTAAAATAATTTTGATTATATTTAATTATATAAACAAATTAAGTTATGAAAGAATACAAATACTTATCCGCTGAGGAAAAACAACAAATGTTATTTGATTGGCGTTATAGAGGATTTACTACAATTGAATTATTAACGGAAGAAGAAGTTGATGAAATCAATGAAGAATTAAACAAATTACGTTTAGAAAGAAATGAAAACGAACCTGGAAAATGGCAGGAATATGAACCATTTATGTATCCACACAAACAATCTGAAAAATTAGAAAAATTATTTGCACATCCAAAATTAATTGAAGCATCTGAATTCCTAATGGAAGGTGATATAGTAGGCATGCAAACATGGGCATATTTCAAACCAAAAGGGGAATTGGGTAGAGACCAACACCAAAATGGATTCTACACAGGTTGTAAACATAATGAAATTATCAATGTAGCAATTGCATTAGATAATCACGACCCTAAAAACGGAGCAGTATGGAACTATGAAGGTTCACATAGATTACCTGTTTTACCAATTGAAGATAACGAAGAAAGAAAAGCAACAAATACTGATAACTGGAGAAGTGAAAGAGGTAAGAGTTGTGTGATGCCCGAAGGACATGACTTTAAAAAGATTGAAGGATATTTAAGAAAAGGACAAGCTGCAATATTACACTCTCACGTTGTACATGGTAGTGAACCAAATAGAGACCCCAAAAGAATGAGAAGAAATTATTTAACTTCTTATTTAAAACAAGGAGCACATTTCAATACAGGAAATCAAATGAAAAGAGAAGCAATTGACATCTATGAACTTAGACAAAAACATTGGGGAGAATAAATTTTGTAAATCAAAATATTTTTAGTATATTGGTAGGGTATGATGAATCTGATAGAAGATAAATCTACCCTACTTTCTTTTTTAAAGGGTGGAACAAAATTAAAATTATTTGTACCAGTATGGAGTTCTCACAAAGCACATCCAATTGGTACCCGTATATCCTTTGTTTATTATAGAACGGAGACATTGGATGGTATCATTAATTTTAATCACATAGATGCAAATAAGGTTAAAAACTTTTTTATTCAAGAATTGATTGATGAAGATACTATTGTTTTGGATAATAGGTATGTAAGCAGTTTAGGATATGATTTTGAGTGGTTATATTTTGAAGAGTACGGAAAACCATTCGTATTCAATGAGTTTGCACAATCCCTTTATAAAGGGTATAGAAACGATTTTAAAGAGTTAAATGATTGTGTACCTTTAATGAAATGGTATGAATTATTAAATACTTTGCCGGACTTAAGTTTAAAAACTAATACCAATCGTATATATTCATCAGCAATTAAAACATTAGGAAGGTTGGAAGGGGCTGGGGTAAAAGTCGATAAAGAAAAATTTCTTGATAGTTTTAATTATCCCGAGCAATATCTCCACAAAAACGATAGGGTGTACACACAATACAATCCGTACACAATAACCGGTAGACCATCCAATAGACATATGGGGGTAAACTATTCTGCGTTAAACAAATCCGATGGTAGTAGAGAGTGTTTTGTTAGTAGACATCCCGAAGGTACTCTTTTGCAATTTGACTATGAGTCTTATCACATTAGATTGATAGCGGGATTGATTGGGTATAAATTTCCGGAAGGTATAACGGCTCACCAACATCTTGCAAACCTTTATGGATTACCATACGAAGAAGCAAAGTTATTGACCTTTAGATATCTTTATGGGGGATTAGATGATGAAGCAAGAAAGATTGATTTCTTTCAAAAGGTAGATATGTATATTAAGGAAATTTACCAAAGGTTCGTAATTTCCGGCCGTTTAACGACACCTCTTTATAAGAGGGAAATACATTTCTCAAAAATTGAAGGAGCGACTGAACAAAAGGTATTCTCTTATCTACTACAAGCATTAGAAACTGAAGTTAATTATATCAAAATCAAAGAGGTGTTGGACTACTTAGATAATAAAATGAGTAAAATGGTTTTATATACCTATGATGCGTTTTTAATTGACACCCATCCCGTTGAAAGAGAGGAGATATTGAAGCAGGTCAAAATTATTATGGAAAGAGGTGGATTTCCGGTAAAAATTGAGGAAGGTAAGAATTACAACAATTTACAGGTTATAAGTTAAAAATTTATATTTATATCCGATAATTATACTTAAGATAATATAGAATAGATATGTCAATAAATTTCCAAGAAATCCTTAAAGAATTAGAATACCGAGTAGATACGGGTATTGTTGATTTAACAAAAGAGGAACAAGTTACAAAATTAGTAGAAATTTTAAGAGAAAATGGTGTTTCTGATGCGAACGAACTTGCACAAAAAGCAAGAGTGTATTACTCATATCTTAATGAAGATGATGTAGTTAAAAGTAAAAAATCAGGTAATGTTTATATGGTTAAGAAATTTGACCCATCTAAACATGATAGACCAAGTGCTGCGGAAGTTGATAAAGCAAAACAAGCAAATGGTGGTAAATTGCCAACATCGGATAAACCAACTACACA